GGCATCCAACGTGCCGTCATCCTGAACCTCTACCACCTCGATGGAAGCGCCCACCTCATCCGCGAGCATGTGCCACGGCACGATGTTGGCATGGTGTTCCATCCGCGTCAGCAAGATGGTATCGCCCTTGCCGATGTGATCCCGGCCCCACGTTTGCGCCACCAAGTTGATGGCGTCCGTCGCCCCGGCCGTCCAAATGACCTCGCAGGATTCCGCAGCACCGATGTGGTGTTGCACCACGGTACGTGCATTTTCAAACGCATCTGTGGCCTGTTGCGACAGCGCATGCACACCGCGGTGCACATTGGCATTGTAATGCATTAGGTACTCCCGCTGGGCCTCAATGACCGCTTGGCTGTCACCCATCTCAATGGCCCGGGCAAGCTCTTTCTCAGCATACTCGGTCTGAGACTGAACCCGGTTGGTATACTCAGACACGTAGTTGGTGTCCAAAGCTTCCATCCGCTGGCGGATTTGCTGAGCTTCGCTCTGCACGTTTTGTGCGTAGCGGAGCGCTTCCTCCCGCTGGCGCTCTGCCTCGCGCATGCGCTTGGTCAGATTGTTGCTCCGCTTTTGCGTGGCCGTTTCGGCCTTGGAAAAGTTATCCTCCTGATCGGGATCAGAAGTGTCCGTTTCCGGGGCCAGGCTCCGGCTTTCTTCCTGATCGGGAAAATTAACTTCCGTTTCTTGGCTATCGCCAAGGTCTAATTCGACTTGATTCTCTGCTTCAGACATGTCGCCTCCTAGTAATGCAGAACGTCTTCAGGGTCCATGATCCGGGCCAGAATCTCGTCGTCGTTCAGGATTCGGACCTCCCCGCCATCAATGGCAAAACGGCTGCCGGCATAGCGAGCAAACATGACCCAATCTTTTTCCTGGCACCACGGCCCGCTGGGAAACTTTTCGCTGTCTTTGTAGGCCAGAGGACCCACTTTCAGCACGTAACCCACCTGGGTGGACACCTTGTTCTTCTCGACAACGTCGTCAGGAAGATACAAACCACCGTCCGTTTTGCCTTTCCCCTGGTAGGGAAGGATGAGAAGACGCCAGCCCGTAGGGGACGGCATGCGTTCAAGAAGGGAAGCGCCAATGGCTTCGGGGTTTAGAACCCGCTTCTGGGGCTCTTGATAAGCCTCTTCGAGGCTCACGACCTCTTCCTCGGGCGGAAGGGCCTCTGCTGCGTCAGTCATCGCTGTGCTCCTGTTTTTCTAGCAGGCTCTTGAGTTCCTGTTCCACGTAGTCGAGGGCATCAAGGTTGCCGGTCAACTCGCGGTAGTGCTCCATGTCTTTGACATGTTTGTAGATCAAAAGATCAGTTACTGCTTGGCGCCGTTCGCGGATAATCCTGAAGACCGCTTCAGCGAAGTAAATGTCATTCATACCCCACCATCAAACGTAAAAAGGTGAGCGCAGACTAACACGGATTTTATGCGAGAGGCTACGATTGATCGCAGATTAAACGTGCTCTCGCCAATCCTTGCCTTCCCAAAGCGCAGCTTCCGCTGCCCGGCGCTTTACAAGACCTTCGAGCACCTTGCCGCCGGCCTTGTTCCAACGCTGGATTTGGAAGGGTACGTCCGAAAGGGGGCCGTAATTGACCCGGTTCAGAAGAGTGGATTCTTTGAAGTTACCGGGGCCCAGGTTAAACACCCAGGCGACCAAAGCATCAAACTCATGCTGCTTCAGGGCCACTTCCGTCATGCTGTTAACGTAGCCCTCAAACTCTTCAAGGTCTTCAATCAGGAAGGCCTCAGCCGCCTCTTGATCAATTACGTCACTATCTCCAACGCCACGAGTATGACCATAACCGATAGTCCATACGCCAGCAGGGCATAAATACGCCTGAAGACGGCATCCCTCGAAGTGTTTGATGAGCGCAAGTCCTTCATCGCTAATCTTCATATCAGTCCTGTTTTTGGCTGGCGCCGAAGTAAAAGCTGACAATAGCCGAGACAACGCCGCCCAAATATCCGAGAACAAGGTTAATCACCGCCTCACTGTTGGCCTCGGGGGGCAAGAAAGTCACGCTGAAGATGTAGCCGCCAAAGAACAGGATGCAGGCCAGGGCAATGACCCGCGGGGTCCAGTCGCCCTTGTGAATCTGCCGGGCATGCTGGATGTCCGCGGTCTCCAGGGCAAAGACGTCAACCTCAAGCTCCTTCATGCGGGTCTCGAAAGCAAGCTCTGCTTTCTTAATCTCCGCGAGCTGCTCTGGCGTAGCCTGCTTCAACGCCTGCTCGATCTGCTTGGGCTCAGGCTCAACCCCCAGGACTTGAGCAATGGCCTGGGCCGCGGCACCGCCTACAGGGCCGCCCAAAGCCGCGCCAATAGTCGGGGCAACCGCGCCAATAAGGTTCTTCAGCTTGCCAAAATTCATGCTCGCTCCTTCATCGCTAGGAGAAATTCAATAAGGCCCCATATCAGTGCCGAGCTTAGCGCAAGCGTTATTAAAACCGCAACGGTGGTAAATGACCGTTCCTTGAATTTAGCGCGTCGCGCCGCCTGCGCTTTGATTTGATCCAACCGCTCCTGACGTATCTTGGCCCGCATAGCCAAGATTTGTTTCCAGGCATCCCCGCCATGGGTCCATTTAACGTACTCGCGGAGCTGATCCTCCATTTGCTTGGCTTTCTGCTTGGCCGCAAAGACCTGCATAGCCTCTTGTTCGACAGAGGATTTATTTACAATCTCTCGAAACAGCGGAGGGTTTTTGGCTTTTTTCTCAGCGTCACTTAAATCTTGAATCGCTCCCATCCAACGACCAATGTCCCCGGCCATGGACTCAAGATCATTGCCAATCTCAAAACCTTTTTTGATAGCGTTGAATGCCGTAGACGCTACGGCCAGCGCAGTAATTGGATCAACCACATGCCCGCCCCCTATGCGAGCCCGTCTAGGGGGCGAATATATCAGAAGAAGATTGTCAACAAATAATCGTTAACTATTGATTATTATGGGAAATAATCAACCGCGACCAAACACCCCGGACCGTAAGTACGGGTTCATAAAGGGGTTTGCTATTTCCTCTTCGGATAGGATTTGGTCAATCATTTTTTGTGTTTGCGGGGAATATCCCGTTCGTTCATAGCTGGGCAACGGAGCAAATTCAGGCTGAATGGGCGTCGCAAACGGATCAATGACCGGGGCCGACGGGCCTTCAATCTGAACATACTCAGGGCGCGCTACTTGGAAAGCAGGCACGGGAGAGTAGGCCGGTACTTCGCCTTCCATAGGCGGCGCTATTTCTTCGTATTCGGTCGGAGAGCCGCCCGTAAAAGGTCGATATGCGGAAGCACCTGGGAACCCCCGAGCAACATCGGGAAGTAAATACTGAAAAGCCGCCGGGACATAAGAACTATAGCGGAAGGTCGGGACAGGCTCTGGCTCTGGTTCCGGTTCCGGTTCCGGCTCTGGCGGCTTCTGAGAAGGCCCAGGGCGCTCAGGTTCCCTAGGGGGCAGCGTTTTTTCCGTGGGATCGTCTGACGGCTGCGTCGGGACAGGCGTGTAAAGATCATCGTCGTCCGAAGCGGGCGGAAGGGGATCAGGCGTGGGCTCCGGGTCGTAAGGCGTTACCGGGGGCGGAGTGTCGTCGTCAGGAGGCAGCGTCGGCCCATCATCCACGGGGACTTCGACGTAATCTTCCTCCACCGGAGGGGACTCGATAGGCGGCGCGGGAGGGGGAGGTGGAGGTGGTGCCGCCTCTTGCTCTCGACGAGCGCGGCGCTGTTCTGCGTAAAAAGCATCGGCGGCAATCCGGTCTTCGTCCGTAAACCCGTCGCTGGGGTTGTACTCCCCGCCACCACCCTGGTAACCCACCGGCGGGCCACCGGTAAGCGGGACTGAAGACGCCGCCTGCGCAGGAGCAGCCGGAGCCGGAGCCGCTGCGGCGGGCGCAGCCACAGGATTCAACGGGTTGGCGGGATCAAAGCCCGCTAGCCCCGGAATCTCCGCTGCGACGGAAAAAGAACCAATGCCCTGCTCAGTAACCGGGGCTACTGAAGGTGTTGGGACCGTCCTCTCTACGGGTGGAGGCGGTGGGGGCAAGGGCGTTTCTACCACGGGGGCCGGGACCGCCACGGGTTGCGGGGGCGGTGGAGGCGGAGGCGGCAACTGCTGCGGGGGCTGAATGTTGATCGACACCCCCTCACTGTCCGCCATCGGCATGACCGGGGGTGGCGGAGGCGGGGGTGGCGCAGGGGCTGCAACTGGAGCCGGCCTCGGGGCAGGCTGCTCAGGTAAATCGGCCTGAACAGGCTCAAAGCGCTCGCTCGGCGCAGACAAAGCCATTTGACCCAGCATGTCCCGGGGCTGAGGCATGGCCTGCGGCGGCGGTGGCGGCGGTGGAGGGGCCGCGGCT